TGGAAACACCATCCAGCTACGCAACTAGCAAATACAGCGTAGAGGAAATGGATGCGCTACTGGATAAGGTGGACGCTATGTAAAGGAGCTTGCGGAATGTTTGTAGTGAATGCAGAAAAAAATAAATTGACAATCTGCAGCCGCGAAACTATTACCAGCGGGTCGGTAAATGCCTATATCGTCCGCTTCGTGTTTGATTCTGCGTGGGATGGAATGGACCGCATTTCCGTGTTTCGGACAGAACAGAAATCAATTTCTGCTGCATTAAACGAAAATGGAGAATGCTCAATCCCGTGGGAATGCGTCCAGAACAGTTGTGAAGGAGAAGATTTATACTGTGGTGTTTATGGAATGATCGGGAGCGACGTTGTGCTTCCGACTATTTGGGCACATCTCGGGATGATCTTACCAGGGGCAAAGCTGGGTGAAAATGCGGTCCCATCAACACCAACTGTGGCAGAACAAATACTTGCACAAACAAGCGCTGAGCGGGCAAAGGCAGAAGCGGCGGCGGAGCGAGCAGAAAAGGCCGCCATTCATCAGCCCATCATCCAAAACGGGACCTGGTGGACGTGGGACCTTGAGGCGGGAGAATACAAGGACACCGGAACAGAAGCCAGTGGAGGTGGATCTGGTGGATTCCCATACAAGATTGGGCACGGGTTAAAGGTGGAAGGCGGCAATACACTTGCTGTGGATGCTGTATCCGACTTTAGCGGAGACAATACGCTTCCTATCACTGCGGCAGCGGTGCAGGAAACGGTGGGAAATATTGAAATTATTTTAGGAACCATCTGAAAGGTGGAATAAAAATGAGCATAGCAACTGAGATTAGCCGAATCCAAACTGCAAGAAACGCAATCAGATCCAAAGCCGTAGAATTGGGGATTGGAACGAGTACAGACCAGCTAGACGCGCTAGCCACAAAAATTGGGGCAATCGAGAATCGTGGTGCCGTATCTGCAACTGTTCAAGAAGGAGATACATATACAATCCCGAAGGGATACCATAATGGGTCCGGAACGGTATCTGGCATTGCTGGCGGAGGAAATTATAACCTCCAAAGCAAGCAGGCGACACCGACGAAATCACAGCAAAATATTACGCCGGATAGCGGGTATTATGGACTTTCTGATGTGACTATTGCACCCATCCCGGATAATTTTCAAGATGTTTCTTCTGTGACCGCTGCCGCAACAGACGTTTTAACCGGAAAAGTCTTGGTTACGTCAGATGGAAAGGTTACAACGGGTACGATGCCGAACAACGGGGCAGTAAATGAGACGCTAACCGCTGAAAAGTTATCGTATGCTATCCCGAAGGGCTATCACAGCGGATCTGGAAAGGTGCAGATTGTCCCGGAGACAAAGAGCGTTATGCCTGGAAAGTCTGCTCAAACGGTAGAGCCTACGGATGGAAAAGTGCTAACCTCTGTCGAGGTGGAAGCGATTCCAGAGAATTATGCAGATACCGCCGATGGAACGGCGGTCGCTGGGGATATCCTCAAAGGTAAGACAGCTTATGCAAAGGGCGTAAAACTTACTGGTTCTATGGCAAACAACGGAGCGATTTCCGGCGAGATCGACGGATTGACCACTACATCCTTCTCTGTTCCAGCTGGTTACACCACCGGAGGTTCGGTAAATCTTACTGGGGACATCGAGGAATCTTTAGCTGCTATATAATGGGGGATTAGTATGAGTATTCAGGGAGAGATTGATAGACTTTCCGCCGCCAAAGCTAGTATAGCGGCATCCTTACAGTCTATGGGTGTGGACCCTCCGGATGGAACCACATTAGAGCAATATGCCGCACAGTTGGCCGCTATTGCGGTCAGCGCTCCTTGGCTGCCTCTGTCGGGCGGGACGATGACGGGGAACCTGGATCTGGGTGGGAAATCGATTCTAAATGCAGCCGGGATCTCAGTTGCTTCGTTCACTTTGAACGCTTCAATCGGGGGGAGCGGTTCGGCCCAAATTTCTACTAACGGAAGCCAAGTATCGTTTGAAAGCGGGTTTGGAAGTTCAATGCGTTTAAGCGGGATATCGTCCCCATCCAGCTCAGACGATGCGGCTACGAAAGGGTACGTAGACTCCAAAGGTCCCAAAACCGCCACGGTGACCCTGACCACAGCGGGGTGGACCCAGTCCGGGGATCGGTATTCCCAGTCGGTTTCCTGCTCCATCGTAAAGACGGACTCTCCGATTGTCCTGATCGACGCGGCGCTATCCGGTACGGACCTGGACGCGGATGCGGAAATCCTCAATGCCTGGGCTGGGCCGTCTGCCCAGAAAACCGAGCAGGGGGATGGAACATTGACGTTTTACAGTGTGGAGGCCCCGACGGTCAATATCCCGGTGGACGTGGGGGTGATTGGGTGATTGTGTCAAGCAGGCTGTTTGATCCGGTGGCCGTTGTGAACTATGTGGACTACATCGAGAGCACCGGGACACAGCACATTGATACGGGTATTCAGGCCAGCAGTGTGTTGAGAGTCGTGTGTGATATTTCCGGTTTTCCCAAAAGCAAACACAGCCAGGCGGTATTCGGAGGCAGAACCAGCGCAAATTCAGCAGACCTGTTTGGGTTCCTTGCGGCTCAGGACCTTGGAGCGTACCGGGCGGATTACGGCGCAGTGAAGTCTGCATATTCGGCAGACTATTCAGGCCGGTTCACCATTGATATGAACCGGAACGTCACTACCTGCACGGACGGCCCGACTGTAACCGCAACGACGGCTCAGTTCACCAGCACGAACCATATATTTTTGTTTGCCTACAACACAAACGGATCGCCTCAGAACCGAGCGACAGGCGTAAGACTATATTCCTGCAAGATTTACGAAAACGACGAGCTGGTCCGGGACTTCCGGCCCTGCCTGGACCCGGAAGGAGAAGCGTGCTTGTACGACAAAGTTACAAAGACGTATTTCCACAATGCCGGGACAGGGTCCTTCACAGCGGGGTGACACAATGATTTTTTCGACTTGCGGCGTTCCGGCGGAAAAGGACGAACACACGCTCCTGCTCTTGCACTGCGACGATTACAGCGACAGCTCCATGTATGGGATAGAACTGATGGATAAAAGCGCCCAGGTGTCCACAGAACAGAGCAAATTCGGCGGGAAAAGCATGTATTTTAACGGTTCGACACGGCTGGCTACTGACGATGTGAGCGCGAGAATCTTTGACTTCGGAACCGGGGATTTCACCGTCGAGGCATGGATTTACCCAGAGGAAATCACCACGGACAATTTCATTTTCAGCGGCGGCGCCAATGGGGCTTTCTTCTTTGGGCGAAAAGGCTCGAACATCATAGGAATTGGACGGGCAAATATCTTGTGGGACACCGAGGCCCCTGTTGCCACCCCGGCAAACACATGGTCCCATGTGGCGGTCGTACGAAACAATGGGTTGGTTTATTTCTATGTAAACGGGACCCAATACGGTACTGGGATAACCATGAACACAAACGCTTATTCCATGGCGGGATTTATGGCCTATATCGGGAGCCAGGGCTCAAACCTTTATTACAAGGGCTATATGGACGAAATCCGGGTATCCAATGTGGCTAGATGGACCGAATCCTTTGTGCCGCCCACACAGCCGTATAGGGGGTGACAAGCCATGATTACAGCATTAAAGCGGGGGAGACCCCAGAAGGCAGTCCCAGCCGGGACCACCTGGACCATCACAGAAAGCGGCCAGTGGGAAGTACCCGCCACAGGGCAGTATCAAGTGGAGCTGCACGGCGGCGGTGGCGGGGCGGCTATCGATTTTTCCGGCGGTCAAATGCCAAACTACGGAGCGTCTGGAGGCGGATCTGGGGAAGTTTACACGTTGTCATTGGTGAAAGGACAGAAGATCCAAGTTGTTATCGGATCTGGTGGTGCTGGCAATAGGAATTGGACTGGATACGCTGGTGGAGAAAGCTCGTTTGGATCTGTCTCTATTGCTGGAGGTGGCGGCGGTACTTGCTTGAGTGGAACTCTGGTTGCAGGTGGCGCCGTTGGGACATTAGCAACGTCTGGCACTACCGTTCACGCATCTTTGGGCGCAGGGGGGCTTGGGAATAAGAACAAACCCAACCAAACCTATGGAAACGGCGGGAATGTATTTGGTGGAAATTATGCAAACTCCGGACAACCCGGCGCGGCAATCATAACATTTTTGGGAGCGTGACAATATGTACTTAATGATAAACGGCACGAAACACACCGTTTCCCGGCGCATCCTGACCGGAGACACCGTCAAGTATCTCTCAGTCACGCCGGAACCCGTTGATGTGAGCGGACTGATCTCTATGTACCGGGATGATGGATTTTTGCTTTGCGCGGATGATGCGGCAGGGTATGAGCGGACGGTATACAACGGCACTATCCTGACCCTGACCAACGCCCCGGAACCGGAACCCCAGCCGGAGCCGGAACCCGTGTGGCACGCCACACAGGCTCAGATGGACGCATCCGTCAAACTGGCCTCCATGTCGGTGATGACCATGAGCCTCACCGCCGACGAGACGATCACTGTGGCCGCCCTGTACCCCGACTGGACGGATGGGACATACGAGGTGGGGGACATCCGGCTTGCCCTGGGACAGCCCTGGAAATGCCGCCAGGCGCATGATACAGAGACCTACCCGGACATCACCCCGGATGGCTCTGCGTGGCGGACGTTCTGGGTGCCGTTCCACGGAACCACTCCGGAGACCGCCCTTAGCTGGGTGGAGCCGACGATGGCGGAGGACATGTACAAATCCGGGGAGTACATGGTGTGGACGGACGGCCAGACATACAAGTGTGTGAGCGATACCAATTTCAGCCCCGAGGATTACCCGGAAGCGTGGGAGGTTGTGCAGGATGAATAAAACCAGTATTTACCAATGGGGGGGGGCACCTTGATGCCCTGACCAGCACTATGCCCAAAAGGGGGTGCTGGTGATGGTGTTTGCGTCGATGGTGAGTGGGGGAAGTGGAGGCGTAAAGATTGCGTCCGGAACCATAAGCACAACCTTTGGGGGAAACATGAGCTTTGCTTGTGAGTTCAAACCCGCCTTAGTTGAAATTGTGGTCGAGCAGGGCAGTGTGAATCAGCCCATAAGCATTATTGTAGTAGAAGGAGCCAAGCCAGTTACGGCTTACAATTCCATTGCGCAAAACATAAACGTATCGGAAACGGGCATCTCTTTATCTTTGGTCGCCAGAGATGCAACTGTGTATTGGTTAGCCCTCGGCTAAAACGAAAACCACGCCCCTCTCAGGGCGGGAAATTGACAACAGGGCGCAACGCCCAGAAAGGAGCAATTATGAGCACTGAGCAGATCGTATCCCTGATTGTGGCCGTTCTCACGGGCCTTGCTACCTGCATCCCGCTTGTTGTAAAGCTCGTCCAGTACGTCCAGAAGGCCGCCCAGGAAAAGAACTGGGGCAATCTTCTGGGCTTGCTCGTCGAGCTGATGGAGGAAGCGGAAATCATGTTTGACGAGGGGGCTACCCGCAAGGAATGGGTCATGGCGATGGCGCAGACCAGCGCTGAGTATATCGCCTATCCACTGGACACCACCGCTTTGAGCAACCTCATTGACGAACTGGTGGCCATGACGAAGAACATCAACGCACCGGAGGTGGCGACGAATGAACCTGCACCAGCTCTATCTGACGGAGAATGATTGCTACAAGGCCAACCGCTGGATTACCCCCAAGGGGGTGATGGTCCACAGCACCGGGGCGGAAAACCCGAACCTGAAACGCTATGTCGGCCCGGACGACGGCCTTTTGGGCGTGAACCAGAACAACAACGATTGGAACCGCCCCGGCGTGGGGGCCTGTGTTCACGCCTTTATCGGAAGACTGGCGGACGGCACGATTGCTACCTATCAGACGCTTCCATGGAATATGCGAGGCTGGCACTGCGGGGACGACGCAAACAGCACCCACGTCTCCTTTGAAATCTGCGAGGACGACTTGACGGACCCGGAGTATTTTGCCGCCGTTTACCGGGAGGCGGTGGAGCTGACGGCCTATCTGTGTGAGATGTACGGGCTGGACCCCATGGAGGACGGTGTGGTGATCTGCCACGCGGAGGGGGCCAGGTTAGGCATTGCCAGCAACCACGGG